GTGGAGATTCTCACCACGCTTACGGATAAGGTTCTGCGTAGCAAAGAGGATTGGATAGCGCTTTGAGTCAGCCTCGTTGATCACCGAGACACGACGCTTGAATCCTCCTGTTTCCTGCTTAGTGTGATACAACCCAATCTCTGGAACGTCCTCACCCAGTTGATCTTTGAGAAAGCGGATGTGGTCCTCAAGTTCGGTCACCTGATTGCTGCAGACAAGGATGTCACGCTGCAAATACGAATGGATTGATCCTTTACGCATTTGCCTGATCACATTCAGAAGGAAGAACCTCAGGCAGGTAGTCTTCCCTAAACCGGGGTGAGCAGGCCATATAATGCGACGAGGTTCATTCCCGAAGTACAGAGTGGCATAACAGGAAGCTAGTTCCCGGATGAACTGAGCATGAAGTGGGCCGATCTGATTCCACTGGGTCAGAAACTGAATGGTCTCAGTGGTTACTTCATCAGCAAGGATTTCAGCCTTGATTTCCAACAGTAGTGGGACAGGCGTGATGGTCTCCGTTGTTTGCATAGATTCAGCGATTTAAAGCACCGGAATCAATCAGAATCTTCCGAATAAGCTGCGAAATAGTTTGCTGCCGCTCATCGGCAACCAGGTTCAAGGCGCGGTAGTCTTCGTTAGTAAGTCGCGCGTAAACAACGCGTTCCAATTTTGTGGCCATAATGTTCGTGTCTCTGATGGTGTGGTGTGGTAAATGAATAAGGAGCACAAAAGCTCTCTATAGAAGGTGTCAGATGCTAATTAGCCTTTACATATTCAGTTATCGAGGTTCAAGTGCGGCCTTATGGCTCAAAACAAACCCCTTTACTGCTGTCCGGGCCTACTGCCCGACTTCGACCAGCAAGGATCTTCGGTGACTTCCGGACTCCCGTTCTGCTGAGAGCGTCGGCAAAAGCAGCCAAGTTGGAGGCCAGCAGACGGCACATCCAACAGGAAAAGTTGCCAAGAACCACGGTTGTGGCTTGGTGCTGAGAATGTAGCAGCTATAGACCGCCTGTGTGTACGGTTAACCGGTAGACGCTAGACAATAATCTAGCTGCAATCCTTGTAATCGACTGCAGCAGTTACGGTTTCAGGGAATGGAAGGAATCAAGCGTGTGACACTATTTAGTGGTGTCCACCGCTCACCACTCCACTTCCTCTGCCAATTCCGCTAGCACAAGCAAGCTCTGAAGGCTGGCCATACTGCGTTCTATTTGCTTCAGGCTCTTTGAGTCGCCAATCTGGTTGGCAGCCCTGAAGTCGTCATCCAGGAGCATCTTCAATTTCTTAATACGGGCTATCGGATCGTTCTCTAGGTCGTTGGAGAGGATCGCTCGCTCCCTGCCTACAACGAGAGAAGCAAGCTGGTTAAGTGCTCGGAAAGTATCATACTGGGTTACCGAAGACATAGGATTTGTTGGAGTGGTTCTTGTTGTTGGGGATTAACCCGTTCTCGTAAGCGTACCTGAGTGCTCGTCTTTGGTCCAGCGTCTTTGTGTAAACCTCGTACCGCGTCCTTGTCGAGTGGCCAGCCCAGATCGATGCAATAGCGGGAGGAATTCCAGCCTCCTCAGTCAGAACCACAAAGCGGTGACGGCAATCGTATGGACTGAATGGAACCTCACGCCGTCGAAATGCTTGGTACGTCCTCACTCCATAATCCCGGTTCTCTCTGACACTCAGCTTCGGTAACGGTCCCCTTGCTCGCCTGAGCCAGCCTGGTCTGTTGTCGAATGGTGGAACGATTCTCTCGCCAGTCTTTGTGTTCACTGGGACGTGGAAGAGTCCATCATCATCAATGATGCCAAGATGCCCTTCATGTGGGCGAACGCCCCAGATCAGGAGTCGAGCAAGGATTGTTGACCAAGGAGAATCATCCAAACGCCTGAAGGCAATGGTGATTTCTTCATCACTGGGTATCCGTCTCTGTGTCTTTGCCACCGTCAAATCTTTCCCTGTTCAAGAGCACGCTCAAGCAGGTAGGCGATGAGGTTCGACAAGCTGCGTCCCTCTTCACTGCTGCGTTCTGAAACGGCGGTAAAGACATGAAAGGGAATTGTGATTGTGACTCTTTTGCTGGTACGTGCGTACCGTGGGATGTTGCTGAATGATGCAGACATTGGTTTGTGTTGGTAGTGGTTGTTGGTGTGGTTGTGCATAGGGAAGACAGAATCGGCTGCCTCCCCTGAAACGACTTCTATTCGGGCATAAACAGAGCCCATGTATCAGGTTCGTTGACCTTGATTAGAAGGTAGCGTTCATTGGTTTTCAGGCTGCGCCATGCTGCCGTCCAATCAATGGCAGGTTCTAGGAACTCCTGAAGTGGGTTTAGTGATGAGAAGTCCTTGGCGACCTTGATACCTGCTTCGTCTTCGGTTGTTCCTTCCCAGTAGTTTTGGAAGGTCTCATCAAACAGTGTCGATAGACTGAAACCATGAGCCTGAAGGATGCCGATCAAATCATCCGTTACATGTAATTCCTTGATACCAATACTGGTTAGAGCATTCTTCCAATCAAGGAAGCTGGGTGATGGTGCTGTGAACATGGTGAAAAGTCAAAGCTCGAAAGGTAGTTGGGATTGCTTATGGATCACTGGCTCTTCAGCACAATTGCGGCAAATCTGAGCTGCGTCCTTGTGATGTCGTAACGGGCGATGGGCACAAAAAAAGGAGGGAGAGATTAAAGACTCTCCCAATCCTGTTCAGATGTTGCGGAAGAAATACATCTCTCCGTCGAACTCAATCGTATTGAAATCGTACTTCAATTGATGATCCCAGACACTTTGCCAGTCAATCGCATGGAATGCCAAGGAATTCTCAAGACTGGGCTCTAATTCTACCATGTATTCTTCAGAGAATTCAGCTTCAGCTTTCCAGGTATTATCAACGGTTCGTTCAAAGCTGTCCTGAAACTGTTCTACGGTCTCGATGCCAATGTCCTCTAGTTCTTCAATAAAGTCTAAAGTCTCCTCATGAGTCCACTTGCTAGCGATGCTTTCATCGAGATGATCATAGAGGGCTTTGATGTCATCGCTTAGAGTTTCGTATTCCGGGTAGTCTGATTCCGTCTGGAATAGTTCCGGGTTTGTCTCTTTCTTGGCTTCTAAGAGGTTCTCATAAAAGGAGATGAAGTCAGCACCAATGCTGCCATCTCTGAGGGTCTTAACGTACCCAGCAACACGGCAGATGTCAGTCCGTGGTGTTGCCTTGGTCATCTCAGCATTCACAAAGTCCACCAGTTTCTGACCGGTGAGCTTTTGGGTGATGGTGTAGGTCATGGTTAGTTGGGTGTGGTTTGGGTTTGTTTGTGGGCTGGTGTTAGTTCTGAGCACACCAAAGGGTGGGAGCCCAGATCGGGTCAACCTGGATAGCTTTTGTTTCCGTTCTCCAGGCTTTGAATTCCTGAAGCTCAGATAGGTGTGGGCAGGTTTGTGGGCAGGTCGTCTCGCCGCAATAAAGAGAACGGCAAGGCAGCGGATAGGTTCGGGTTTGCATGGTCATCAGAAGTGCTCCTCATCAGCGTCGATCTGAGACAGAAAATCCAGAAAATCAGAAGGCCACATCTCGCGGGCAAGCCAGCACGAGAACAGGCCAAAGCCAAAGGTCACGTCGATCATGGTTGCGTCCGTGTGATCAGAGAGAAAGGGCTTTGCGGACCTGATACCTGGAGATACCAAGTCGGTCTGCGATGGATTGTTGGGAGAGGCCTTGATGGCTGTAGAGCTTGATCCGTCGTTCCTTGGACATAGTGAGCAGATCAAACACTGCGATCAGGACCAGGAAGACTGCGGTCAGCTTCCACAACACCAGAGCGGTGGTAGCGAGCATTGGTAAAGGCTCAGCACTGAGACTGAGCGGTAGGTGGGTTTGGTTTTGTTGGTGGAGTGGTTTGTGTGGTTGTAGCCAAGGTGTTGCCTCGACTGATCACATCATAAGCATCAGCCAAGACCCAGTGTCAACCCCAAAACAGCAAATCAGCGGAATCTTCTGGTATGACACAGGGAGGACATCTAATGCCTTGCAAGCACTGGTGTCTCTGATGGTAAACAAGCATCAGTGAGCTACCTCTAGGCCAGACGTAACCCCGAGAAACCCAGTCATACCAACTGGTATCAGTCCTGCTGATGCAAACCAGAGCATGAATGATGCCTCTGCTTATTGTCAGAAGTACAGGTTTCTAGAGTAAGGATGGGGCATGGGGGTAAGCTACGTCTCTGCCTATGCGTATATGGGTTTCCGAATCTGCGTCAAAATCTTGGGGGGACTAACAAGTCCACCCCATAGGCATCAACCTCTCTCACTCATTGGCACAAACCAGCCCCGTTCAATAGCCTCCATCCGTCTCCACCTAACCCCAGTCATCTTCCATGGCATAGGACCATAGATGTACGGGTTCGTATAAAGACCAAACACCCTCCACCATCCAAGACCATTCTTATCTCCATACGGAATCTCTGTTACCTTCACAGCACCACATCTAAGTAGATGCTGCTTTTTTCTTTTGAACTCATCCCCATCAACGATGTTCCGATTAACGTAAGTGTTTCGACGATTCCTTGATTGTTGAGACCGCGGAATCCAGCGACAGTTCAACAGTTCATAATTTCCATTGACATCATTCCTCTCCAACGAATACCCATCAGGAACTTCACCCATGTCTTCAATGAAGTTATTGATGTCATGCCAGCGTTCACAAACCCGAACACCCTTTTCTCCGTAGAGATCAAAGGCTGGATTCCTTGGGTTGTAACACCTATCCATCATCCCCCTCCAGATCTTGTACGTTCGACAACCGCTCAGCCCGTGGCTTAGACGCTTGTCTCTTTTGGGAAGAAGACGGTGCATGGATCTCAGAGCCTCAAGCAACGCTCTGTCTTGATCTGATGTCAGCCGTTGTTGTACCTTCTTATCCCTTGCGTTGATACCTATGCAGTTTCTGCATTGTCTCTTGAGGGCTTCCTCGATCTTCCGTTGTTTTCGTTCGTACGACTTAGAACCGCAGATCTCGCATTGAAGAACTGTGTAAATACGCTCTCTTTCACGGCCTTCTTTGCGTATTTCTTTGCCGATGGTATGTTTGCCCATAACTCATCCTCAACACGCCTTCCCGGTCTCAGAATCGCCACCATTTGACGGTTTTTGAGACTCTGGCGATTGGGTCTGCGGTGTCCTCAGCAGATACTCAGGAGTCCTGCACTGGTTGAAGGGATACAGCAGTCGATAACCAGGTTTCAGGTCTTCTGCTACGGCGAAGTGAGGGTTGCGCTTTTTGCACGTGTCGTAGTTGCTCTTTTTTGTGAAATAGAATTCAACAAGACGACGCTCAAAGTCATAGGTAATTGTTGCTTCCCTATAGTCGAAGTAATACATTATTGGTATGAAGGCTTTTGCCTTGACGATTAATGGTGACTAGTTGTCACTCGGATACTCTGGGACTTACACAGCGGTTGCTGATGCCCTGCGCTGCTTTTATTCCCTGGTCTGATTTCTCTACACTATTCAGCGTTCAACATCAAACCGGCCACGTCGGATCGGTTGCTAGCCAAGGGGTGACGGGGATTGGTCGGTTGAGGAGAAGGAAGAGTTTGGCGCGGATGATAAGGAACGAGAACGTCATCAGTTAACCGAGTAAGTTGTCTAAGTAGTCCCAGACCTTCTGGTTCTGCTCAATTAGCAATTCGTCTGGGTAAATACCATATCCGTCACTGACGTTGCTTGTGATCGTCTTTTTGTGTCCGTCTAGCTCATCACTGACATCAATGGGCATGCCCACCCGGCGGCTCCATGTCTTCCATGTGTGACGGGTGCTGTGAATGACGAGCTTGTCGTCACGACTGCGTATCGACTGGAGTTCGCTGCGGAGGTACCGCTGCAGCATGTCTTTTGATTTGTCATATGGCAGGAATTCTTTGAAGTATTGAATAGCCTTCTCGTTAAGCGGAACACGTCTGACACTGGAATCTGTCTTAAGCCTGTTCTTCTGACGAGGGGTCGGAACAATCTTGAGCATCTGACCATCGAGGTGACTTTGATCTCTTGACCAAAGCTCGCCAATACGCAGTCCAGTCCCGAGAAGCAGATACCAGAAGTGAGGATGCTCTGTGAACGAGAAAAGTTCTTTGACTTCATCGTTTGTAAAACTGCGATACGCATCCTCAGGACGATCCCTGACGATAAAGTCAACGGGATCCCAAGGGTTTGATTGAAGCTTCAAAACATCGTTCTTAATTCCGGTTTTGATCATTGTCTTTGCCATTCCCAACCGCGACATAATCGTCTTTGGCTTCAACCCACTTTCTTCAACAAAGTACTTATAAATTGACCTGCAGTGCTTGACAGTCAAAAGATCTGGATACTCAGCATGCTTCCGCATTTGAGCGATTGCTTTATCCACTTCAAACAGTGCAGCACTTGAAAGAGGCTGTCCTTTTTTGTTCCCTCTCACACTTGCATAAAAGGATCTCAGCTCTTCCCATGTCAGCGACATGTGTTCGTCATTTTTAAGGGCTTTCAAAACGAGGGGAAAAGCTAGTTCTTTATCCTCTCTTCCTTCAGTGATTGCTTCGGCGACGAATTCTGGGTCAGTTGTTGAAGTCTCTACCCACTCCCATTTGCCGTTCCGCTGTACCTGTTCACCCCATGTGACAACGGCACCTTTGTTCTCCTCGACGCGCTGAGAAAGCGGTGTCTCCTCCAGGAGGGCCTGTAGCTGCCCTTCAAGCGCTTCTATTGCTGCTCCATACCGCTTCACGGCCAGCGAGTAGTTGCTTGTCCCCAGGGACTGCCACAGCTCACGCTTGCCAGCCTTGCGCTGAAGCTCCTTGGGCACGGTGAGACATGCGTACCAGTTCGGGCCCCCGTTGCTCTTCTTCCGTGGCCCTCTACGGCGCCCCATCGCGGCCAAACAGACGTTGATAACAGACGTTGTAACAGACGTTGGAGCCGCTGAGAACCCTTGGTACTAGGCTGGTCCTACGTTTTGATCACTGCTGCAGTTCAACATGCTGCTCGAGGAAGCCTTGATTAGGCCGGCCGAGATCGCCTGACCCGTCAGACTTCTCACCAGTTCTCAATAAGCTCAAACAGACGTTGAAACAGACGTTGGAAACAGGAGGGAAGGACAACCCGGGAACTGTCCGAGCCAACGAAGCCCGACTCCTCTCACCCCAGCGCTACTCAGCAGCCCACTTCAGCCCCATGGAGGCCTCGCAATGGCTCAGTGGGTCAAAGTGACGGCGGCAGAGCTAAACCCGCCTCAGAGGCCCGTGGTGGGGCAGGCACGGCGGACGCTGGCAGGTGGCGGGACGCCTCTGAGCCGTCTGTAAGGGGAATGCTCAGGGAGTCCGCTCTGTTGAGGCGACCACCATGACCACTGAGTTCACCACTGACTTCCTTCACCGCGCAGCCATCTGGCTGGATTGGGACAACACACCTGAAGGGCTCAGCAAGCGGGAAGCAGACCTGGAGCTGATTCAGGAGCTGACGCGGCAGACCATGCAGTCAGCGACCACGGCCCAAAAGAAGAACAGGGGCCACTTCTTCGACTGCCACTAGCCTCTTAGTACTAGCTAGGTGCCGCAACGCATTTCGGCTCTTTCTCCAGAAAGAGTCAAGACGGTCCCCGGGGAGCATTCGCTAGCCGCTTTAACTGGTGATGCAGCAATGCGGCTTTGCCGTCGTTTGGAACAAAGCGACTGCGATCCTACGCACCCGTGTCAAATCAGTGGGATTAGCACCGCCAATGGTGGCAACGGCCGCTTGCAGACCCCACCAGTCCTCTTAAGTTGATAAGGCAGCCGACGGGCACGCCCAAAAACGGCAAAGGACCCAGGTGTCATCACCACCTGAGTCCCGTGCCCGAAGGCTGGATCGCCTACCAGACAATCCATGTCCACTATCAAAGCGCAGGATCGTTCCTGTGGCGACTTCGTTCGCCCATTTTTGACACAGTCACCCATCTGGACGCAGTTCGACTGCTCACCCATCCCTTATGAAGCAGCGCCGGAGGAACGGCTGCGAGCTTTGCAGTGCCGCTCAGCCCATTACGACGGCGTGGAGGCTTGAGCAGTGACGCTGACGTTTTCAACACGTTCACGGCTGGAACGGGTCCTCTACACACGTGAAAGCCCACACGGCACTCCCTATGCCGTTGGACTGGCAACCAACAGCGATGGCCAGGAGCACACCGTTCTTGCCTGTAGCAAGCGTATCAATCTTGACCACCTCAGGTTGCTAGAGGGTCAGGATCTTGCATTGCAGATGACGGAAAGTGGGCCACAGGTGAAGCCTCTGTCACAGCAACCACTAGAGGTGCAGGAGCATTTGGTGAGCGCACTGGAGGCTGGCGAAGGCCAGCGAGCGAGCGAGGTGAAGATCCCACATCTTCAAAAGCCAGCTCCCGAAGCAGTGGACCGAGATTCATGTGCCATGCATAGCCAGCACGGAACCCACCTACCCAAGCTGAGTGAGCTGGCAACAACCGTTGCACACCTTGCTCATGAATTGGGCTTGGCGACTGCAATGTGGGTGCATCTGCCTCCCGAATAAATCACACGAACCCGGCCTTCCATCTGGGAGGCCTTCACAAACTCACCAGGTACTGAGATGCAGAAACCAAACCTGCAAGCATCAACTCGCCTATCAATCGTCCAAAGGAAGCCAAAGCGAATCTCAATTACCCTGCCGTTTCATGTTTGGGACACTCTTGTAAGCCACTCAGACGAGCAAGGTAGAAGCGTTTCAAACCTTGCGGCATTTGTGATTGAGGAGGGATTGATAACAAGGAAAGAGCCTAAAGCAGAAACAGAAAGAAGAGAGTGGAGAAGAACGGGGTAACGACTTGCAGCAAAGCCACAAAAGCCTGGCTTACATCTGATTCAGAACAACTTCACGAGGTTCTCACTTCCCTTTGCAATCGCAACGTGCCCTTCAAAGGATCGAGAGCTGATGTGACTTAGTAAACCCTTGCTTTGGTCGTCGAGTTTATCAGCGACGGTTGACTCGATGACCCTTGCTTTGGCATACAGCTCACGGAGGTGCTCAAGCTGAAGCTGCCGAGAGTCGGGATGGGTGATGGATTTGAGTTCCTTCAAAGCATTGAACCACGAGCGGTGAAGACCTTGGCATTCGTTGCGGAGATAGGAGGGTGGCAGGGTGGTTGTCATTGAATCAGTGAATAAGAATGGTTGGTCAAGGAATTGCACCTTGAACAGCAAGAGCTGTGTCTCTTGACCCAACGGGGTGAAGACATGGTGTCGTCTTCAATGCCTAAGCACGGGTGGTATCCAATGCTGAATGCGTACAGTCAGCGGTTGGGCACCAATGCAAAGGCAGTTATTTAGAAGCAGTCTGAAGCCTCGTCATTGCCATCCATGTACATCGAGAGTGCATGGTGCTGCCAGCCACCAAGATCTGCACCATGACCGTAGTCATCAACAAACTCGCTGACCACATGAGCAACGCTACCTTGTTCGTAAACATCGGAATCACCTTGGATTACTTGACCAGCAACAGGAACACCAGCAACCGCTACAAGTTTTCCGTTTCTGAAGCGTTGAGGGCGGGAGACTTGAACAGCTCCAAAGCCGCTGACGTCGTTTGGTGAAACCCGACGTGGATGCTGGATAGCTCGCTCTGCTTGGGCTGTGCTGTGCTCAACCGTGATTGAGGAGGGTCTCCTTTCACGCTTCGTGGACATTTCGGAACATATACTCAACGTAGGATTCAGATTGCTTCAGTACATCCTTTGGCGTGATGACTTCTACATTAAATGCTCGCTGAAGACGAATCACAGTATCCAAAGGAAGTGACTCCCGTGTCGAAATAAGATCCGTGATCACAATCCCGGACAACTCGCGTTCCAGTGGATGACGAACGATGGTTTGTGTAGTGACCGTTGAGCCACCAATCCGAGCTGGCTGCGGAGACAGCTCTTCCATTTGAGAGCGATAGGCTTGCTTAAGGGTTTGTCGTTGTTCGTCGTTGAGCACAACACGGCAAGAGATGTACATCGGAAGCTTTTCAGTAGTTCGTTTCATTACTTAAGTCGTTTCTGTTTGAGGTCGTTTTCGTTAGCCTGTTGGAGCTTTGGGTCCGGTGTTGTTGCTGAGGTATTGAGCGAAGGAAATCCAAACTCAAGCTGGTTGTAGCTCGGTTTCGCCTGTTGATTAAACTTGTAGTTTTGATCCCGCCATGCAGGGTCAGCATCAACAACAGTTAGTCCACCAATACCGCGATTGGTTCCTGGCTCAAGAGGTGGTTGCTGAAGAAGGATCAGATCACCAGCATCGTCAACACCAAGGACAGAACTGCAGCAGGGGCATAGAAGTTCAATGTCATCCATGCTCAGTTCTTCCACAGGGATGGCCCACTAACCGTTGCCTTAGCAAAACTCGGCTTGCTGATCAGTGGTGCTCCGATCTGACCTTGGAAGATCTTCGTGTCGATCAGGAACTGCAAATAAGCTTGCCAATTGGGGTAGCCAGCAGACGCAGCATCCCGTTCAAGCTTGGTCAGTTGGTCAGCAGTCAGTCTGAGCTTGAAAGTGCTCGCATTCCTTAGGCCACGAATCTTCTTCTCTATGGTCACATCTTCAGTAGATGCAGGCTCGGAAGATGCCTTAAGCACATCAACTGCCTTCAGCTTTTCAACAGTCTTGGGATCGGTTAGGTCAAGGTTCGGGGTCGTCATTCAAAATCAGATTCGTTGTACAGCTCGACAAGGTTATTAACGTATTGGTAGATAAGATCGTAGTCACCACTATCCATCACGGAGTCGTATTCCTGGATGGCTAAGTCGCTGAGGTTCTGCGATGCCCACTCAAGGATGTCGCCATAGTTGGGGATGGCATCGTAGACGGCATCAACCACGGAATCACTACTGGTATCGGTACTGTGGTCGTAGTTGCTGTATTGCTCATACAGCCACCTGATGGCTTCTTCCATGTCAGCTACATCACCAGATTGCATGATCTGGTCGTAGGCATGGATGTCGTCAGGACTGAGAACACCAGCGGCCCAGGCAATCAACCCTTGATAAGCCTCTGAACCACCAACGATGTCCTGGAGGTATTCCTGATCATTCTCGGTGAGTTCCGTTTCCTGGAATTGTTCACCGTATTCGTCAGGATCTATGTAGTCCTGTTCGTAGCGTTGATAGATCTCAGGATCAAGATCAGCCCATTCGTGACGGACAGAACCATCGGGAGACTGGACGTACTGAGCCGGGTGGGACTGCATGTGACGTGCAATGGCGGCATTTCGGCCAATGCCGTCATCGAAGACACCGTTGTCGAAGCTGATAATTTCTTCCCCAGTTACGGGGTCCAGTGCAATGCCTGGCGTGTAAGAGGCCATAATAGTTTTTTGTATTGAATCATTTGTGTCACTCGTTCATTAGGTCAAGCAATCGCCTGATTGTGAAGGAGTCAGTAGTTTGTGGTGGATGAGAGCAGCAAGGCACCAGCCCCCGCTGGACTGCTCTCAACACAAGCGATGGAGATGATCTCAAGTAATTACCACTAAGAAATCACTGTTGATCATGTCGATAGAGAAACGTGTCTCTATCCGTAAAAGGTGCTGGATCTTAGTTGAACAGGAACTGGCTTATCCGCGAAAGATCTGCCGTCCCAAGTGGCAACCTCTTGACCTGCTCTTCACCAACACCCAGGTCATCGGCAAGGCGGTTGAGGGGATTACCCGATACCGTGAACACGAAAGCCTTTCTCAGCCGTTCCAAGATCCGATCCATGTCAGTGGGCAGCACCGCTACACAGTCGTGGATACATGCCACAGGATGCTTCCAATCGCTCAGGGCAGCCTTTAGCAGCGTTGCATCGAGGGAATGGACATAGGAAGGTGCCAGGGCCTTCAGCATCTCCTTCTTGGCAAGCGTCCTGCTGTAACCACTGGCCACACGAATCCTCCCCATGTGCTTAGTTCTGATGAGAAGGCTGTCACGATCAAACTCACTCAGGGCAATCAGATCACCTGTAGGGGTAGTCCAGCAAAATTCCTCAGAACCGTTCTTTAGGGCTTGGTTGCCAATCTGACGAATCCATTGCAAAGCCTTGAATGCTTGAGGAAAGGTCTGCTTACTTGCCTCTTGGATGATCGTGGTGATCTTGTTGGCATCGGACCAATTAAGGGGGTCTGGATAGACGCCAGCAGTAGACAGGGCTTCAATGACACGCTCACAACGGGTTCCATGAGCACCACCATAGACAGCAACAAGGAGCGAAGCCTTACCTAAGCTCCGGGTGTTGAGGAAAGGAACGTACTTGTTCCATTCTGGTTCTTTCGATGCAAGCTGACGAGCACGGTTCACCACCTCTAGGTAGGCATCCTGTGGTTTCTCTGAGCCACTGCAGGTCACATTGCTGAACGTGCAACCAACAGGATCCAGCAGGCAGCCACTAAGCAACTGAAGACCAGATGACGTGGCATCAAGCTGGATAGGTACTTCCCATAGAGCCTTGGATTGGGAGATAACGACATCGTTGTACTCAAAACAAAGCTGTAGGAAGTGCCACGGCTCGTCTGCTTCTTCCCAAGTCGTGATCGTGTCAAGTGGAGACGAAGCTACAGCTTGGATGAGATCATGATTCTGTCTGCACCACTGGCGTCGCTCTTCGTAGGAACCCTTTGTGCCAGTAAAAGACGCACCAATTGCTGTCTCAACCCATCGGATACCACCATCATCCAATTTGCAGCCATCAGCAAAGCGAATCAGGCTCTTTTCAACCTCCGTGGATTGAGGCTGAAGGAACGGTTGCTGAGAATACGCACGTCCACGGTAGTCACAACTCCAGCTCAGATAGAAACGGGGCCGATTGACGTACTTCAAACCAAGAGCCAGTGCTTCACGGCTCCTGATCGAACGCTGCTGGGCTTTCTGACGTTGTTCATGCAGGTGCTTCTTCCCCTTTCTCCATGCACGACGGTCTTCATGGTCAGTTGGTAGACGTTTGATGTGCTCAGGCATTGGCAGGTCCAGGATCGAGCGATCAAAGACAGCCTTGAGCGATCCAACGGTGATGCCATCCTCAAAACATTGTTGAGCAACCTCCAAAACCTTCCGATCCACACACCAAGCTGTACTACCAAGAGTGTTCAGGAACTCAGTGGTTGCACTGCTGAAGATGGTGCGGTAGTGACGACCACGACAAAGCGGTAGCTGCGTACGGCAGATGTCACTGTGGTAACCACCCGTGAAGTTGTTCCTTGACTCAGATGTGGCTGTCTGCCAAGGGATTGGCGGAACAATCAACGGCCACGAGAAGAAGGACAAGGCTTCCACTTGACTCATCAGCATTGCCTGTTGCTCAAGAAACGCTGGTGTGAAATGGAGATAAGTCTGGGACCGATTATGGCCTACAGACGCAACATCAGTGGTGAACCAAGCTGCGTCTTTAGCAATCTCAATCAGGTAGAAAGCAATGCCACACTTTTTTGGAGTAGACCATGCCTCCCAGATCGGCAGCCCTTCTTCCGTGGCAATTTTCTCAGAGATCATTCGTGTGGATTTACGCCTGTATTGAGGGTTGCTATCGGTGTTGCTGACTCGCTTACGTGCTGCAGTAGAGAGACGTTCACAACCAAGGCTCTCGTAATACCTGAAACGTGCTTCATCCTCAAGACGTGATCCGATGAAGCTTCCAACCCGTTGAATAGTCATTGAGTCGTAAGCACCGGCTGCATCAAAGGCTGACTTGAGGAAAATGACTGACACAACCTCTGGCTCTACCTCCTTAAGGAGATCAGCCATGTCCTGTTGGTAGTTAATGGTTGGCTTCGGTCCGGTGGTTCTCCCTGTGTACTTGCTTACACGATTGACCAAAGCTTCACAGAAGGGAAGGACAAGCTCAGCAACGGTGCTACGGGCTTGGATTGAAGATGAGTAGTAGTTCTGTTGGCGCAGCTTCAGAACATCGTTTCTGACGCGATTGATGGCTTCACGATGGGCTGTGATCTCATGATCAATCTGTCTCTGATCGGGTTGTTGATGAGGGATTGGTGTAGGGCTTGAGGTTCTTGGTGGTGTGCTTTTGGAGTTCAGTTGAGTAGTCATTGGAGAGTCTGTGTAATTCATTGATAAGTCGTTCAATCAGTCGGTCAAGCTTCGGGAGTTCTTTCTTTAGAAGATGGTTGAACTCTTGGCGGTCTTCTGTGTCTTCTATTTGTTGGAGGAGGCGTAACCGTTCTTCCTTGGTGTCCTCTAAGCGGTTACGGAGTGAGGTTTGTTCTGCTGCAAGGAGTTGATGAGGGAGGAGGTGGAAGGAACGACATAGATGGGTACGAGTGGCTTTGGAAAGTCGTAAGGGTTTGTTTGGCATACAGGTAAGAAGGGGTATGGGTTGCTCTGAAATCTTCACGTTCCCCTAAAGAGAATGCTTCTTAGGGGAGTGTGAAAATTTGGATGGTCAAGGTACAGGCTGGTTTAGGAGTAGTAACAACAGAGTGGATAAGAGTTGTCCAGCTCCGCTTCGCTCCGCTAGGACAACAAAGATCCACAGAGTTGTGTCATCTGTTTAGTCCCGCTTTAAAGGAGCTTTGTGTCATTGTTGTCTTCCCTGATTTCTGATCCATGAGTGTCCCTCTCTTGTCCAACCAGGTACATGGACATCCTTTTGAGCTGATGACCAGAGAGCTGAGCTGAAAGACTGACCAAGCAGCTCTTCCAGGAGTGCCTTGATAGTCTTTGATTTGACCACTGTGTCTTCAGTCAGACACAAGTAGTCCATAAGACCCTTCTGTACCTTTGCCTTGATTGACAGCAGAGCTTCTTCAGCAAGCTTATTTCCAGTAGTGATGTCAAAAATCTGGATACCTGGGAAGCAAGTTCTTAGGTGAGCGACTACGTGAGGAAGCTCCCTCTTGCTCAAGCCAATGAAAGCTGTCATCGGCTTAGCTTGGGTTACCTCATTGACTGCCATTACCTCTCTGCAGACGCCTCTGGAAAGGGCCTGCTGGATGTCTGAAGCAGTTTGGCTATGAACTAGCTCTTTGGTAGTGAAGGGCTGTGCTGAGTCATCTAGAGGGCACCTTGTCTGGCTTCGTGCAAGGGAAGAGAGTTCACCCTCATCGCGATGGAAAGTTCCAGCGAGGATGACTGAGGTACAGTTACTCCATTGATTGTCTCCACGGTGCTTGCCGTAGGTTGTGAAGTAGAGCTGATCTTGGTCTTCTTCGTGAAGAATGCTTCGGATCTCCTCGATGTGTTGGTCTGGCTTTTTCGCTCCCTTGAATGTGATGATGAGAGAAGGGCCAGGGGGAGAGAGTAGACGGAGCTTGGGTACAACACTTAGCAGTAAGACTTTCCAGTCTGTTGAAATGCAGTCACCCTCAAGGAAAGAACTCTTTCCGGATGGCTTTGTCTGAACATAGAGCCTTACATTGTCATACCTCTTCAGTTCATGCCCATGTTGAGTCATGAAAGGAGCTTGCTGGAGATTACGGTCCAGTTGGATGAGCTTGTTTGTAGCTGCTGATGCATCAGTAACAACAGCCCGGCTTAACTCTGAAGGAACCTCGATGACGTAATCCATCACGATCCCAGTTGGATCTCCGTTCGCTGTGTTGGTGTTGAAGTGGATAACTGCACTGTCACCCTGCCAACTTACGAGCTGTCTTGCTGGACGGAGATAGTTTTCACCGTACTCACGTGCAGCCTGCGTACCGTTCAGGATTTGCTTTGACGTTTTTCCATCCCAGTACTCAAGCTTGGGTACGTGGATGTTGAAAGCTCCAGTTCCAGTGCGTTGACCGCTATCGACCTGTTCAAGCACAGGATCAACAACATTATGGATAAAGAGATCAAGATTCTTACGTCCTGATTCTTCGTACCTCCGTCTAAAGCACCGAAGTTGCTCGATGTTGACGTGGCTAGCCTTGGTGGCAATTGCCTCTTCATCCCAACAAAGGAGGCGAGGACCATTGGGAGTAAAAGCAACCTGTCCGAATTTCATCCGGACTTCGCTTTCCCGACTGCGGTGGAGATTCTCACCACGCTTACGGATAAGGTTCTGCGTAGCAAAGAGGATTGGATAGCGCTTTGAGTCAGCCTCGTTGATCACCGAGACACGACGCTTGAATCCTCCTGTTTCCTGCTTAGTGTGA